AACGTGTAATCCGGGCAGTTGAATAGCGAGAGGGGCAGAAGTATTGCCCCTCTATGAAATCACACGCGAGGGAAAAAAAGATGAATGAGCGACTAATACCTTTTGCAGAATTCACGGTAGCAGCACAGGCCGACGCGGACGGAGTTGGAGGGACCACCTATGTTCCGACGGCGATCTTGTTTACCCACATCAGCCACAGCTTAGTCTTCACAGGCACTCCGACGGCAGAAACTATCGACATCCAGGACGACGGAACCGACATCGATGCAGCACGGGATGTTTCAACCCCTGGTTTGGCAACCTTAACAACGCCGGTGCGGATTGCGAGCGGAAGTGCGATTGAATGCGATCTGAACCTGACTGCTGGATCAACTCCAAAGGCGACAGGGCGCATCGTCCTTTGGGGACTCGTGGCGGAATAGGAGTAGCCGATGAGTGAGGATTTCTCGACATTCGAAACGCAGGATCTGGATAAGGGCACAACGGAAGCATTGGTGAATATGTGCGGGGAAACTCTGAAAGGCGGAAAGGTAATTTACGCCAGGGCAGAGTTAGACCTATCAGGCGAGCCGGTGATGAAAGCACTGGTTGACTATGGCATCGCGGGAACCAAGAAGTTCACGAAAACGGTTCGGGAGTTCATCCAGAAATACGACGATGAACCGAAGCGGTTGGAGGACATGGACATTATTGAGTTGAAGTCTATGGCGGAAAACCTTGGAGTGAGCATTCCTGGCAGACCGAACAGAGTCAAGTTGGTCGTGGCGATCAGGGCAAAGATCAAGGCGGACGAGAAGCAGCGCATCATTGCGGAACGAGCGGAGATGGAGAAACCAACCGAAGAGGTCGAGAAGGAATTTGCGACCGCGATGGCGGAAGCAGTGAAAGCCGTCGAAGTAGCGGGAGGGAGTTTCATTTCAGGGACATCAACAGCACAGGACGTCAGCCTCACGGAGGACGAACTGAAAAAAATGAAGGTGAAAGACTTGCTGGAAATGGCAGATGAAATGGATCTTGAAATTCCATCCAAAGCAAAAAAGGACGAGATAGTCGCAGCAATTCTTGATGCGTCCGCTGGAGCATAAGCAGAACACCAAGCAAATAGAACGCGCCGGTAGCCTACACAAGCCTACCGGCGCGTTGAAATGAGGGAGACATGACAGGCCCACACACACCTGATAAAGACGGGACCGGGAGTTGCCCAAGAGATTTCATTGACGCCTGCAGCCGCGGCGGCGACTTTGATTGCTTACGACAACACAGCCGGTAGCGGAACGCCGGTGATTTGCAGGTTACAAGCAGCAGCAAACGGGACATCGACGCGCTTTGCGCCTCAGGGAGGCGTTAGCTTCGGAGTAGGACTTTACATCGCTATAACCGGAGTTGGTGCAGCCTTCAACGTGGCATACGACTGACATGGGAGCGCGAACCTCGCTGGCGGTTTTCAACAAGCGGGTAGACAGTCTGTTGTTGGGCATTTCAGACACCGTGCTGCCAGTTATGGACAGAGATATAGCCATTCGGGAAGCTGTCCAGAAGTACAACCGAGACATGCCCAGGAGAAGCGTCGTTGAGTTTGCGGGGGACGCAGGCGCTTACTATTTGCTGCATGGATTGACGGTCAACATTGCAGAGAGTAACCAGGACGCCGGAATTGATTTGCGGAATTCAGGAACGACCACCGACGAAAAGCTGGCCATCCAATTCACGTTGAGCCGGAAGATGCTTATCCATGCGTTCGCTTTTTATTTACAGCGAACGGGCGAGGATGTTGACGGCGAGTTAGTTGGATCTCTTTACACAGACAGCAGCGATTTGCCGGTAACGAAGATTTGCGAAGCCGAGCGAGTCGACATTGATGGGGACGCCGGAGCGCCAGAAGGCAGGTACTACAAGGTCGAGTTCACATTGACGGATGCGCTGATGCTACCTGCCGGTACATACCACGCAGCCATTGAGGGAAGCGGGTACACCTACGCCGACGGAACAACAGAAGTCATCCTGGGTGTGCAGCAGAGCAGTACGCCAACGAATACGGTTAGCACGCACAATGGCACGAGTTGGGCGGTTTACGGGACGGACAGCGCGGGGATTTTGGAAGTCACGGCCAGCACGCCAGGTTGGAGAAGCCAGTTTGGCACGCCGTTGAAAGTTGAGTATCCGGCAGCGGACATCGGTTCGGACGAGGCGCCGAATTTACTCGAGGACGACCAATGGGAGATCTACTACACAGAGGAAGGCGTTTCGCTGAGATTCCCAGGATATAGACCGTCGACGACAGAGTTAGTACGAATAACGATCATGGAACCGTTCGTATGGACAGAGGCACCGACGCCGGAAATAGACACGCCTCCGCAGCATTTCGATGCGATCTGCTACCTCGCAGCGCATAAGTGTTGCTTGCGATTGGTGAGCAAGTTTGGACAGTTGCGAAGCAGCACGTTGATGGCGGACGTTGCGGACCGGAGTAGCCAGGCGCGAACGTACAAGGATTTGGCTAAGTCATACATGAACGAATACAACGCAGCGTTGGGAATGGGCGAGGAAAGCAAAACGCCGCCAGCATCTGCGATTGTTGATCTGGATTTGGAACCGCAGTACACGGACGGTTCATTCTTGTTCCACGGGAAACGGAAGCGATGATCCGGTTCAAGATTGATGTGACTGAGATCGAGGAGCTGGCGAAAGCAGCACCGAAGATGGCGCCCATTATCGACGAAGAACTGGAAGCGGCGATGAACGAAAGCGGCATGCTGCTCACCACGATGGTTGCTGCGAGAACGCCGGTCAACTTCGGGATTTTGCGGAGCAGCATCCAATTCCCCACAGGTTTCGAGGTTCGGGGAATGCCTGGCAAGAGTTTGGAAGGGAAAGTGAAAGCGGCGGCGACGTTTGTTGCAGGAAGTAGCCCGCACGATTATGCCAACTATGTCGAGTTCGGCACGCGGCCGCACTGGCCTCCTGCAGGACCGATCGAACTTTGGGTAATTCGGAAGCTACAACCACCGGCGAATGAAGTCTATGCGGTTGTGAGAGGCGTGCAGAGAGCGATTGCGGCCAGAGGGACAGAGGGAGTACATATGTTCCGCAGGGCATGGCAGGAGGGCGGCAAGGAACAAGTGGAGCGCATTTTCAGCCAGGTGCCGGTGAAAGCGATCAAACGTTGGGAAGGGGCAATCGGATGACAGCAACCCTCCATGTAGATCTCGCACGAGCGGCCATCGAAGCTGTATTGAGTGGTGTTACGGACATCGGGCAGGTACACGACTACGAACGCTACGCAGCAGATTGGGAGACCTTCATTTCGTATTTTGTGGCGGAGAACATCGGGGATGCCAACGAACAAATGCTCCGAGGTTGGACGATCTCAGTGAGAGATATAGCCGATCCAGAGCAGGTTACATTCGGACCTCCTGGAGGAGCAGGAATAAGCGAGGTCACCTATTACTTTGTTATCCGCGGCTATAACGCTGTGATAGACCAACCAGCCGAAGGCGAAACTGCGGCCAAAGTATCGGAGAAGGATTGGGTAACGTTGTGCGCTGCGGTGAAGGCAGCGTTGGACGCGGACACGAGTTTGCACAGTGGAGTTTACGACGATGGAGCGAACGGGAATTTCGTTAGCGAACTGGCGGCAATGCGTTGGGATTACAGAATGTTTTCGGACGTTCTATGTCACTACGCAGAGATCGGCCTACCAGTTACGGAGGTTGTGTAATGGCGAGGAAAAAATACAAGATCGACAAAGGTTTCAACATCAAGATCACGCCGGAAGAGGTCGATGGCGATTATGGACCGGGCGTGGTTATCGAGACTGAGCACGAGCCGGACGACACGAAGCATGAAATCCGGTACGAGCCAGGCCCGACTATTACTAGTGCGGATCTGCCGAAGCGCACAAGTTTGATTGGGCACCTCGTTGAGATGGGGGCATTGATCGAACCGGACGACGAGGAAGAACCGGACGACGAGGAGGGAGACGATGGGGAAAATTAGCGGGCAGTATTGCGCTGTCCTTTTCAATGGATACGACCTCAGCGGACGCAGCCGCCAGTTCGACGCCAACGTGGAGTATTTGGAGGAAGATGCCACTGCCTTCCAGGATGGGGCAATCAATAGCCAGGCGGGGTTAGCTAACCTTGAGGGGAGCATCGCTGCATACCTTGACCCTGACGACACGAGCGGCTACGTGCAGCAATCTTGGGAGGCATTGAAATCACCAGGCGGGACAACCGACAGGGTGATTATGTTCCTGTTCGGAGAGGGAGCGACGCCGGACGAGGGCAACGCGGCGCTGGCGAGTTTGGTCAACCAGTTCACAGCGAACGCACCGGAGACGCCGCAATCCAAGGTGATGTTGAATGCGAAGTTCAAGAGCGTGGGGTATAAGCCACAGTTCGGGTACGTGGCGGCATACCAGCAGATCACCAACACGTTGACCGGCGACACGATTGACCTGGGAGCAGCGGTTGCAGCCGGTTTGAACGCATATCTCATTATCTTCTTGGGAGCAGCGGAGGACAGCCCAGGAACGGATACGTACTCCATCAAGGTACAACACAACACCGTGGACAACGGGAGTTGGGTTGACTACGCCACATTCGTTGCAGATGGAAGTGCACGGGCAGGAGAGCGCCAGGCGAGTTCATCGAGCGTGAACCGATACGTAAGAGTTTTGGCGACAAGAACAGGAGCAGCAGACGACATCGTTGGAATTGCAGTTGTTGTCTGCCCTAACTAACCAGGAGGATTTCAGATGGCTAAATTGAGTGGGCAGTATTTGGTAATTTCGATAGACGACAGCGGAGACACGCCACGGGATGTTTCGAGCGACGTGAAAAGCATCGACATACCGGACGAATATGGCGAGTTGGATGCAACCGGATTTTCGGACGGTGCTGTCAACAGCATTGCGGGGATGCCGCAATTCAACGTCGAGATCTCGGGCATGTTCAACGCACTTGCAGACACCGGATTGTTTACAGTGTTGAGCGGCATCGTTGGCAAGGGAGCGAAAACGCTCACGGTGCAGGTTGGGCAAGGTGCCGCACCGACGACGGGCGACCCTGAGTTCGAGGGCGAATTCTGGTGCCAGAAGATGAACATCAGTTCCACGCCGCAGGGTGACGCAAGTATCACAACGAGCTTGCGCCCGCATGGAGCTGTAGCGCCTGCTTGGGGAGTAGTAGCCTAAACCAATGGGGAAGGATAGCCGTCCGGAGGCGAAAAGCGGGTTCCCGGCTGCCTGCCTTCCCCTTTTCCGGGAACAAAACCACTACCACGGGAGGTAGATGTGACCAACAAAAAAGAAGTTGAAGTTACGCAAGAACAGGATGAACAACAGGCTGAGATCGAGGACCGCCGAAAGAAGAAAGCACTAGAGGCGAACGTCGAAAAGAAAGCCAGGGAAGCCACTGAGTCTATGGTGGAACTCTTGCTGCAGGGAACGATGAAACATGCAGCGTCTATGGAAGCAGGAGAGCCAATCAAACTCGACATTGATCTACCAGGCCACGAGGGAGAATGGGTGATGTTCTTGGGAAAGGGATGGACTTTCAAGGACATCCGACTGTACGAGGAATCCATTGGAGCGGCGAGCTTGTCGCAGGTGGTTTCGAGCAAGATCGTAGACTGGAAGATCAAAGTAGACGGTACGCTTATCCCGTTCAAACCAAAGAAACTACGAGAGCAATTCCAATCCGAAGATCTACCGGAGGACGACGACGGTCGCGCAACATTGCTCATGCGAATGCAAAGCGCAGAGAGAGAAGCGTTCGACGATCTGAGTTCCGCGGTGGTGACGTTTGTTTGGGCAGCATACAGACAGGCTTACAACTTGGCAGGATCTCTTTCCCCAAACTGATGGTTGCCGTCGCGGATTTTGGCGAATACGGGAACACGAAGAAAACCATATTCGTAGACGGCAAGCCGAAAGAAGTACCGGCAGACAAGACACCGGACGACAAGAGACCGTTATGGATGCCTTGGGTTTTGGAGCGAGCGTTTCTATGCGAGCAATTGAATTGGCGGGTTTTGCCAGATCAGATTGACGATTGCGACGTGAAGGCATTGAAGGCCGGAGTGAGTGCCCTGTCAATTATGAAGATGTTCCAGGTAAAGGCACGGGATTTGAAGCAGTTGACGGAAG